GATCTTATCATCGGGGATCGGGATGGGCATCAATGTTATGGCACTCTGGACGGAGTGTTTTCCGCACCGGGATACAATCTCGTCGCGGAGACCATTCTGACGGCCACCGAGGACGCCACCCCCGTCGACCACATAGTCTTTCCGAACGTCTTTCGTTCCGGGGACTATCATCTATGGGCCATGAGGGCGCAACAATGACCTATGCAACCTACAATGTCGGCACCTGGCAGGATGTCCGACAGCGCATCCGGCAGTTCGCGCAGGGCCTCGGTTGGGCCACCGGGGATTACACCGATGGCAACGGAGATTTCTGGGAATGGTTCACCCTCCCTGGCGGCGGGCCAACTATCGAAATCAGGGACCGGAATGACTTTTTCCACCCTGAATTCGAGGGTCTGTTCGCTCGTGTCAAGGATGACAACCCGGTGAAACTGGGATCGTCCATTTGCTCTCCGCTCATCGGCACGTGGGGCAGCCCAACCAAGCCTGCGTTGTCCGCCTTGCATTGCTTTGGGCTGGATGACCCGACGACCCCATACATCGCAGCGGTCGTGGAGTTCGCGAGCGGGTTTTTCAGGCACCTTTATATGGGCCGCCTGCACAAATATGGTTCCTATACGGGGGGCACGGTCATCACGAGCTGCAATTGGCACCGAGGGGAATCATGGGACCTGTTGAACTGGAGTTTCTTCGACGAGACCTTCAGACGGCCTTTTTCCGCCAGGTGTCAAGAAGATGAAAACGTCGGACAGGAGCCAGGATACATCGGCGGGGTGCATGTGGACGTCCCTGGCTCCTCCGGACCGACGGTCCGTAATTTCGAATGGGAGGGAGGTTATGGCGGCTGGTGGAGCTACTATGGCCGGTGGGCCTCCCTTGGCGGGGTTGGAGACGGGGTCATCGACCACCATGTCTCGATGGGCAACGCGGCCATCGGAGCGGTCACCCCGATGTTCCCGATCAACCTTTACGCCGTTGAAGACCCGAATTCCAGCGGCTCCTACATCGTTCCCCTTGGATACCCGGTGGGGGTGCGGTATGTGAACATGCGGTTCTTGCTGCCGCTGCAACAGGTCCAAGTCGGCACGGACAACTGGCGGGTGTTCCCGGTATTCAAGCTCAACAAGACGGCCTGGGCGCTGGACAGCCCGGACAACACGCACTGGAACGACGAGACCAGCTATATCGTAGGGTTGGCCTACAAGGAGTGACCGATGGCGGACGCCTTCCATCTCCCGCGAGCGGACGAGGCCTACCAATCCCTGGCACGCGAGGCCGCCCCAACAATCGGGACGGCGGCCAATATAACCTTGAAAAGGGAGCCGATCCTGCACACGCCCCCGGTTGGCTACTCTCTGGCCGATCCGGACGTCGTTCCCTTGCCGAACCGGGACACTTGGCACCAGCGGAGCTGGAGGCATGATTTCTACTATCGCATCTGGGTCATCCCATCCTACGTGGACCTCGGGTCCATCCCGACGGACGTGACCTATACGCTCATCGTGTGGAACGCTTGGTTCCATTCCGTGCAGCTCGACAGCGTGCAGGTAAACGGCGACCCGAACAGCAGCGTGTCCGGCCAGTCTGTCGGCGATTACACCCTGCCCCTCGCCGAAGCGCCGTGGACCTTGCTTGTAGGGGCTTCCGGGCCGCCTACCGTCACCGGCCAGGTGGTGTGGGATTTCGACGGCGAGGTGGTCACCTTCGATTTCAAGGGCGTCCGGGCCGTCGTCTGGAAGTTCCGGCACAACTGGGAGCAGCCCTGGGAGGAGAAAATCGAGTTCAAGACCTCCGTCTGGCGGGCCTGGAAGGGCAGGGAATCCCGCCGGGCGCTACGCCGGTATCCGCGCCGCACCATTACGCAGGCCGTCCTCGCTCCGCCGGAGAAGCACTACGAGCTGTCCACGGCGCTCATTCGTCAATTGGATCGCACGTTCGTCTTCCCCGATTGGCCGCGCCAAACGAAGACCACGGCGGCCGCCGCTGCCGGAGACAGCTCCATCACCGTGCAATCCCCACTCCCGCGTTGGTTCACCGCGGACATCACCATCTTCCTGCGCGCCCCGGATAGCCAAGAGGAAGAGAGCTACCGTGTGAAGTCCATCTCCGGCTCCACAGCTACCGTGGAGCCTGCGCTCGTCCGGGACTACGGGGAAGGCACCAAGGTGTGGTATGGGGCTTCCGGGCAGCTCCCGAAGAAAGGGGCGAAAACGACCCATCATACCGCGCTGGCCACGGTGGGCCTGCTGCCCTTCCGATGCGAGCCGGGTTCCGACCTGCGCACTGAATACAGCTCCCCCGAATGGAACGGCCTGCCGCTGTTCGACATCCAGCCGAACTGGGCCACCCAGCCCAGCGGTGAGTGGATGTCCCAACGACTTGAAGCGGACTTCGGGCTGGGTCGCCGCAACTGGATAAACCCCATCGACTGGCACGACTTCATCCTGCGGTTCCGTTACAGCGAGATTGGCCGTCAGAAGGCCCTCGACATCATTGATTTCTTCCGCAACAGGCGTGGCCAGAACCTCCCGTTCTGGGCACCGTCATGGCTGGCCGACCTGCCTCCCATCTTCCCTATCTCCTCCGGCACCAGCGCCTTCAAGGTGGCCGGACAGGATTTCGGCAAAGCCTACCGGGACAGCCCGATACACAAGGCCATCCGGTTCCGGCTTCGAGACGGCACGGTTATCTATCGCAAGGTCACGAGCGTCACATTGGTCTCCGATGCCGATGGCGACAATACCCTGCTGTCCGTCGATCTTCCGTTTTCGCAGGACATCGCTCCGGAGGACGTAGTGTATATCAGTTGGGTCTATTTCGCCCGCTTCGCCCAGGATAGTCTTACGGTTAAATGGCTGACCGATGAGGTGGCCGACATGACGCTGAGCGTCTTCCCGCTTCAGGAGGAACCGCTATGACGTTCTCCGCCTATGACAGCCATCCGCACAAAGGCACGCCGGTCGAGCTTTACCTATTCGAGTTCGGCAATGATCGGTTGGCCTACACGAATGCCGACGAGGACATCCTGTTCAACGGCGTGACTTACAAGGCCGAACCCATCGTGCGCGACAGGATTTTTATCTCGGGGCGGAACGACAAAAGCAGCGTCAAACTGACCATTTCAACTCGCTCCCGGCTGGCCGACCTGTTGCGCAACTACCCGCCGTCGGACGTGATCGCCGTAACTATCTGGCAGGGGCACCTGGATGACCCTGACCAGGAGTTCAAGGTGGTTTGGAAGGGCCGGGTGCTCTCGATGGCCCGCAAGGGCGTCAATGTCGAGATGCAGATGGAATCCATCCTGGTCAGCTTCAACCGGCATGGCCTTCGTCGGAACTACCAGATACCATGCACACATGTTCTTTTCGACCAGTGGTGCAAGGCCAACGAGGCCGCGGCCACCACGGCGACCACGGCGGCTTCGGTAGGCCCCAACCATGTCATCCCGCCCAACGGGTGGAACCCGCATCCGTTGGAAAAATACAAGGCGGGCAAGGTGCGCTGGGATGGCCCTTATGGGCCGGAACACCGTATGATATTGAACGTCGACACGGCCTCCGGAAAGCTACTCCTTTCAGGGCCGACGGTAGGCCTCGTGGCGGGACAGCCCATCGATGTCACGCTTGGGTGCAACCATCGCATGGACGATTGCCAAAACTTGTTCAACAACATCATGAACTATGGTGGTTGCCCCTGGATGCCCATGAAATCCCCGTTCCGCGGGAACCAGTTCAACTGAGGTCCAACCATGCCCTTGCCCTTCATTGCACAGCTTTTCATCGGCATCGCGCTCATGGTCATCGGCTACCTGCTCATGCCGAGGCCGAAGCCGCCGAAGCCACCGGAGATGAAGGACGCCGATGACCCTGAAAGCAAGGTAAAGCCCATTCCGATGGCCTTCGGCACCGTGGTAGTGAAGGGCAGCAACATCCTTTGGTTTGGCAACAAGCGGAAGGTCAAGAGGACCATAAGCGACAGCGGAGGCAAGAAATAATGCGAGTAAGGATTCAGGATGTGCGGGCGGCGGGCTATTGCGTCCGCGGCCTCAGGGAAAAAGTCGAGGCTTACGATCTTGACCTCCGGCGACTCGTTAAAGAAGGCCTCCCTTACGAGGAAGTGGAGGCCAAGGCGGGCCAGGACGCTCAGGTTCAACGGGTCCTGGAGGCGTGTCGAGCACGCCACGAGGGAGAGGAGGCCTGACCAATGGGCGGCGGCGGGAAAGGCGGAGGCAAGAAGGGCCAGAAGCCCTTCTGCTACGACTACTTCATGGACATCCTCGCCGGGCTATGCCTGGGCAAGGTTGACCGTTTGAATGAAATCCACATCCGGGACCGGTTGGTGCTGGAAAACACCACCAACGGCAACTGGACGCAATATGTCAGCAAGCCGAAGCTGTTCGGCGGCGATAAAGCCGAAGGTGGGGTTAAAGGAACCATATCCTTCTTGGACGGTGGCCCCAATCAGGTGGTGACCGAGGCCATCGCTCGGACGGTAGGGCTGGCCCCATCGACATGCCCTGGCTACCGGGGCATCGCGCTCTTGTTTTTCAACGGTTTCAAATGGGGGTCGAACAACCCTTACATCGGAACGTTCCATGCGCAGGTGACCCGCATACCGCCGGACGACGTGCTTCTGACGGGCAACGCCTCCATCCCCCGCCCGTCCGGAGAGCCGGAGGCCAAAAAAGACAAGGACAGCTTGCAATGGACCCCAGGCCCCGACGCCAACCCAGCTCACATTATCGTCGACGTGTTGCTGGACCGCCAATCCGGGCTGGGCTTGTCGCATACGGAGCTTGACCTCGATAGTTTCCGGGCGTGCGCCAATACCTTGGCCGCCGAGGAGTTCGGGCTGTCCTTCTTCTGGACGGCTCAGATGTCCATCAACAACTTCCTGAAGGAAGTCCTCGACCACATCAGAGGCTTGATCTTCATCAACCCTACGACAGGCCTCATCGAAATGCGCTTGTTGCGCAAGGATTACGATCCGGCGGACCCGGCCATCAAACATATCACGCCGGACAATTCCAAGGTCCTATCCTTCACGCGCAAGGCATGGGGTGAAACGGTCAACACCCTGACCATCAAATATACCGATCCCTACCGGGACGAGGCCGCCAGTATCACGGTGCACGATACGGCCAGTATCGCCATCCACGGTAATGCCATCCACGAGGAGCGGGACTATCATGGCGTCACCAGGCAGGACCTGGCCACCAAGATCGCCATGCGTGACCTGCGGGAGAGCGCTTATCCATGGGCCTCGGCCACCGTGGAGCTTGGCCGGGAGTTTCATGACATCCTGCCGGGGGACGTGGTGAAGTTCACCAGCCCGGAAGACGGCGTGGATGGCATCATTATGCGCGTCATGGAGGTGGATTATGGCCGGGTCGGCCAGACACCTATCAAGGTCAAGCTGAGTGAGGATGTATTCGCTCTCGATATTGGGGAGTGGGTGCCCCCACCTTGGACGGATTGGGACCCTGGAGGAACGGACCCCACGCCGCCGGAGCACACCTTGCTCATGACCGCTCCGCTGCCCCGATATTTCGACATGGATACCGAGTATCCGAGTGTCGCGGCGTGGTTGTTTCTCAATGACAGCGCTCCAGACGCGGCGGGCGCGCTCGTTGACAGCGAAAAGTCCACACCCTCCGGAGGCACCAAGGTCGTCACGGTGGCCGACCTCGGCAACACGCCTCGCGCCACGCTCGGGGCGGCGCTGGCAAAGGAAGCCCCGGAGACAACGGTGGCCGCCAGCGTGCTCAAGAATGGCTTCATCGGCCTCGGGGACATTCAGGTGGACGATTTCCTCCTGATAGGCACCAGCGAAACCAACCATGAGCTGGTGTTGGTTACGGCCTATGATGGCAGCACGGATGAATACACTCTCGCCCGAGGGGTGTATGACACGGTTCCACAGGATTGGGCCGCCGGGACGCCTGTATGGATTATGAACGAGTATTTCATCGGCCTGTTTTACGATGACCTGGCGGCGGGCGAAACGAGAAGCTACAAGGTTCGCACTCAGACCTCCAAGGGCACCTTGGATTATGCTTCCGCATCTTCCGTGTCGCACACCTTTACCGAAAGACCCCATTTGCCCTTCCGGCCCGCCAATATGATGATAGGCAGCACGGCGTGGCCCGCCGATGCGTCCGTCGTCAATGGGGACGACATCCCGGTCACGTGGGCGAATCGCAATCGCAAGCTCGAAGACGCCGTTGTCGTGCGGTGGGACGGGGCGACGGTGGCCCCGGAAGAAGGGCAGATTACGAAGATCGTGCTCTATGCTTCCGATGGCTCGACGGTGCTGGCCACTTACACCGCTGCGCAAGGGGCCACCGGATACACCATTCCGGCGTCGGCCTATGGCACGCAGGCGGCCGTGTTCGTCGAGCTATACGCCGAAAGAACCGACCAAGATGGGACATTCGAAAGCATGAAACGGGTTCGTCAGAAGGTCAACATCGTCTGACGAATCATGGTATTCCGAAGGCGACGGGAACCTAACAGAGGGTAGCACAATGGCTCGTAAGCGCAAACGCCGTGGCCGGAGCTGGGTGTCGGGCCTGAAGCTGCGCAAAGGCCGCATGACACGCGCTTGCCGCCGCATGGGCTACGGGAGCGCGACATGCGAATGTCTCAGGAAGATCAAGGCCAAGGGAGGACCCAGCGCCAAAAGGGCCGCTATCCTCGGGATGCGGTTCAAGGGGTGCTCCGGCGTCAAAGGCCCGATTGGCCGGAAGAAATAGGAGTTCGACATGCCCAGCGCAACCCGGTTGGATGAACGGTTCGATCCGGGCGTTTGGTATGACGCCACGGGGCCTTTCGTAGACGGTGACCTCGTTACCGTCCAGAACAAATGCAAGCAGTCTCTCGTGGTGTTCACCGGCCCGGCGGCACCGTCGGACGATGATACCAGTGGATACCTCTTGCCCCCGGAAAGCCCGCCGCTCATGGTGGTCATCGCTTCCAAGCTGTGGGTCCGGACGACCGGGCGGGGAAGAGGGAAGGTCAACGTGAGCGGAGCGAACTGACATGGGTATCTGGAACCCCGGTAGCGGAGGCGGAGGCGGAGGCGGGGGAGGCGGAGGGTCCGCCGGAACGGCGGCCACCGCTGCCACCTATACGGACGCGAAAAACGCCGGGCATCCGCCGGGCACGGTCATTTCAGTGCTCGATTCCTTCGACGACCCCAATTATCCGGATGGAGGGGAGCGGCTGTATGTGGTGAACTCGAACGGGGACCTCGTCGCCGTCGCCGGGTTCAATACACCGTTCACGGTTCATCAAGTCCCCACTGTGTCAGACCTTCCGGAGAGCGGGGTGCGGAACGGCGACGCTGCCATGGTTCAGGACGTATCCTGGGGAGGCGCGCCAGCGGGCCTTGATTATGGGTCCGCAATGATGATGCGAGACAATGACAACTGGAGCATGGTTTCGCATTTCGGGTTTCAAGACCTGGTTCAGAACATCTTTTCCCACCGCCTCACGGTAGTGCCGGACATCGCCGCGCGGGACACCCTCCCCGCGGTCTCCGGCCTGCCGGTGCTTGTTCTGGACGCACAGGCGGAGCTTGGCGTCCCCGGGGAGGCCGCCATTTTCGTCTACGATTCCGGCACCGGGGGCTTCATTCTCGTTGCTCGCGCGCAGCCGGGGGCGGGGGACGTCATGTCGATGGCGTCCGGCCTGACCATCACCGTCGCGCCGGATCATACCACCAGGCAACAGGACGATTGGCCCACCGTTGGCGCTGCTGGGGTCATCGAGGCGTTGGAATCCGTGGCCACGCGGTATCCGAGAATGTCCGCGCCTGTCGTTATCGCGCTGCGGCCGGGGGTGTTTTCCTTCGACGCTCCGATGAGCGACAAGATGGTGCCGACCATCCGGTATATCATCAAGTCCACGTCGGCCGCCGGGGCTTTCCCGGAGATACCGGACTTCGCGTCCGCTACCGATACGACGCCCATAGGGAAAGTGCTCCAAACGGTCATCGAAGGGAATGGCTCCGCCGTGCTCAATCTGAACAGCGGGGACGTAACCCTCATGGACTTGTGGGTCCGAGGTGCCGCCAACCCCAATTATGTCCTGCTGGCGAGAAATCACAGCGCCCTCCAGCTTGACAATTGCGCCTTGTCCGACACCGCGACCGCTCACGTGCGGGGGGACGGGGGCGCGGTCATAACGATTGGCAAACAGTTCGCCACAGTGGCCACCGGCGCTTACGGCATTTTTGTCGACGGGGCGACCGTTCGACGTATTTCCGCAAGCGGTTCGACCCCGGCGATGGTGGGCGGGCAATGCGCTATCCTGGGTGTCGATAGGGCCACCATCGACTGGCCCACGGCGGTGCAGACACGATGGACCTCCTCCATGGCGGTTGACGGGAGAAGAGGGGTGTCCATCTACATCGGCAACCTGTTCTGTCGCAATCAGGCGTCCGATTACGCCGGTGGCGCTCTCAGGGTTTCCGTTGGCGGCTCGGCCTACCTTGGTTATGTCAGGTTGGACAACGGGACGAACTACATACTGGATGCCCTTTACGGGGCCACCATTCAAGCGAATGGCCTCTACGCCACTGGCTCCTATACGTCCGGCATGACAATTCGGGCCTACGGCGGGGCCTACGTGAAGGTTCCGAACGGGCTGCCCAGCGGCATCCAGTTCTCGCCTGCCCCGAATACCCATGGCAACGGCGGGGCTTTTATCCACCAGTAGGAGGAGACCATGCGGTATTGGGATGTATTCAATGATGGCCATGTCCTTCCGGCGGCGGCCGACACCCCGGTGCCGGAGGGTGCTTCCCGGTGGGTGTTGCCGGACAACGTGACGCCTTCTCCGGAAGAAACGGTGCTGGCGGACCTCGGAGAAGACGTGCCCCCGGTGACCGGATATGACTTCAGGTTTCCGGACTGGGAGGAAACAGAGGCACGGGCAATCGCAAGGCAGGCCCTGCTTGAAGCATTGGACGCCATGGCTTCCGTGGTCCTGAAGAAGTATCCGGAAGCGGAGAGGGCCTCCTGGGCGGTAAAGGTCGTCGAGGCCCAGAAAATTCTCGCCTCCCAGGACGCACCCCCGCCTGTAGAAGAGATACCAACCTTGGTCTCCGAGGTCGCCGCGGCGCACAAGGCCGGTCGCACAGACGTAACTCTGTTGTCGTTGGCGCAAGCGGTGCTGTCGGCCGCTCCCGTTTACGCGGCGTTCTCCGGAACCATCGCTGGCTTCCGGAGCGCGACCGAGGCCAGGCTCGCGCAGGCAGGGACGATGGCGGAAATGCAAACGATTCTATCTGAAACCATGGAGTCCTTCAGAATGGAGCTATCCAAACTGGGGGTCGATGCAGATGGGGAGGTTTGAGAACGATCTCAAGCTGACGGTCGCAGTCGGGAACCCAAGGCCTTTCATTCTTGACACGCCTTTGGCTTACCGGATGGGCAGCGGAGAAGTCATAGAAGTCCCGGCGGGGTTCGGCACGGACTTGGCGTCCATCCCTCCGGGGTTCAGATGGCGGCGGCTCATAGGCGAGACAGCGCGGCCGGGGGCCTTGCACGACTATCTGTATTCCCATGATGGCGTAAGAATCGCATATAAGATAGGAAAGGTAAGGAGCGCCTTGGAGGCCCGCAAATGGGCGGACAATCTTTTCTTTAAGGCCCTCCGTAGCGAAGGCCTGCCGCGGTCGGTCTGTCTCATCATGTGGGCGGCCGTGCGGGCGTTCGGAATGAGAAGATGGAGCCATGCACGAAGAGCAGAACCAAACAGGGCAGTATGATGACCGGCACTGGCATCTCGACAAGAGGATACCGGTGGCCATCATCATCGCCATTGCGTTGCAGACCTTCGGGGCCATCTGGTGGGCCGCCAGCCTGTCGGCGCGCGTGGATGTTCTGGAGTCCCGCTGGACGCAGTTCGAGGGCGCGCTGGCGCGCTTGCGCGTGCAGGAAAACAACTCAACGCGGTTGAACACCCGATTGGAATCCCTTTACACTCGGCTTGACCGCATCGAGCGGAAGCTGGACAAGTTGCTTGAACATCAAGGACGGACCGCCCAATGAGACCCCTCCGCAACCTCCGCAAGATCATCGTGCATTGCACCGCCACCCCGCCAAACTGGATGCGCGGCCGGTCCAACCGGGAAAAGCTGGAAGCCCTTCGGCGGATGCATGTGCGCGACCGCGGATGGGATGACATCGGCTATCATTTCGTCATCATGCGAGACGGGCAGATCATGGAAGGCCGCCCGATCAAGTATGCCGGAGCGCACACGAAGGGCCACAACCATGATAGTATCGGCGTGGCCCTCATGGGCGGCTGGAAATCAGAGCCGAACGACAAATTCGAGCAGCATTACACGGCCGCACAGGGTAAGGCGCTGCATGACCTCATTACACGCCTGAGAAAAGAGTTCCCAAGCATTTGGGGGGTCCACGGACACAACGAGTTTGCGGCCAAGGCCTGCCCCGGCTTCCAGGTGGAAGAATGGCTCACGGGCGAGCCACGGTTGTCCAACATGGACATCCGCAAGCTCCAGGAACTGCTCAGAAAGATGGGCTACACGGAGGTCGGGGCGGTGGACGGAATCTTGGGGCCGATGACCCGAACCGCTATCCTCGCCTACCAGTTGGACGGGGGCTTGCGCCCCACCGGTGTCCCCACCCGGGGACTGCTGGAACAAGCCGCGCTCGACGTCATGAATGGCTATCGGCGGGGAATACATCCAGCGCGTCGCAACGCCACCTTGAAGGACCTCCGCCGCAAGGGCAGTCGGACGGTCCAGGTGGCCGACGCGGGGCAAGGCGTGACGGCCATTGCCGGGACGCTGTCCGGGCTGGCTGGGGCCACCGCGGCAGCCAGGGAGATCACGTCCAACACGACGGACATCGTGGCGGGTCTCTTGCGTGCCGGCCCGGCACTGGGGGCCGCCGTCGGCGTCATCGCTTGCTGCTTGGTGGGCTGGTTCGCTTTCCGAGCCATCAAGCGCTGGCGGCTGGAGAAACATCGCACGGGTGAGGACAGGAGGCTGTGATGCTGTCATGGGTTTGGGGACGCTTTCAGACGGCCATCCTTGGCGCTGGGGCCGTCCTTGTTGCCGTCCTCGCGGCCTTCTTCGCCGGAATACGCTCAGCCAGCGAGCGGGCCGAGAAGCGCGTTTTGGAGCGGCAGGCCCGTTTCAACCGAAGGCTAGCCGAGGTGAAAGACCGGCAGGCCCGGATTGCCAATGACAGGCCCGGAGAAAAGGAGTTCCTGGATGAGCTGGATGATCCGGATGTGGATTGGTAGCCTGCTGACGGTGTTCCTGGCCGGGTGCGCCGCCAGTCCGACCCCGGTGGGCGACGCCAGCCTGTTTTGCCCGCCGCTCAAGAAATACTCGATGGCCGAACGGCGCGCCCTCAAGCAAGAGCTGCTGGCCTGCAAGAATTGCAAGACGGTCAAAATGTTCCTCATTGACTACCGGCAACTCCGACGGCAGATACAGGCGTGCAGGAAATAAGAAGCGCCCCGGCGGGACCTCCGGGGCGCTTGGCCATGGATGCTATCCATGGCGAGGTGGTTCACGAGTGGCAGGGAGCGTCGCCATGCTCTAAACCGATGGCAGAATACGCGGGGTCCCAACCGGTGTCAACCCCGGCAAGGCTTTCAGCCGTCGAAACATGAAGACGCATTCCCGCCCCCGGGGAACAGGTGGGCGACGTCAGCGAGACGGCCCTTCCGCAGTCGTCGAACCCACTTGCGCAGGTCGGCTTTCCATTGTTCCAAGTTCACCCCTTCCGGGGCGTGGCGAACGGCGGCCTTGCTTACGGGGAGGCCGAGGGCCAAGATGTCTAGAAGCGCCTCACGCTTGTATGAGGCCCGTCGGCCGCGCCGCACGCCAGCGTGCTCGGACAGGCGTTCCCATAGCGCACTCGCCAAGCGGTAACGTCGTTTTATCGTCGCCAACCTTTCCGCGTGGCTTTCCAAGGCACGCTTCCGCGCCACACTGACTGCCTCCCGGAAAGCCTTATAGCCAAACTCGGATGGCGAAAACATCCCAACCGGCTCCAGAGGGACTCCGTCCTTCGTTCGCCATTCGTGGGCGCTCCGACAGGCAAAAGCCTGATCCGTCTCACTGGCCGGAACGACATCCCCTCCGGCGCTGACGTATAACATCACCGGGTATGTGCTCATGCCGCTTCCTCTTTCGCGATGCCATCACGGAGGTATTTATCCACGTAGGGAAGCAATTTACGAACCACCTCCCGATATTTGCGAGGTGCCCATTTCGTCGCCTCCTCAATCGTATCCCCCCGGATATACCGTGCACGGAGGGCGGCGTTGAACCTGCGCCAATCCTTGATGCCCTCTAACACTTCCATTGGGATGTATCCTTCCGCCTTGGCGTCCGTCCACATCCACACGGGGCCTTTCGGGCCGCCGATGTTACGCCAGATAGGGGCGCTCCAGTGGATGCGGGGCGCTCCATTCTTCCTGGCGCGTTCCTCGCAACAGCTCTCCCAGTGCGCCATGTAGACTTCCAGTGCACGTCGATCATGGCGAAGCCGGTCAATGACCCGGCGTTCCCGCCAGTCGAACATGCCGGGCAGCAATAACGGTATACGCATGACTTGACTCCTCTTCCTCCTTGACGTCGGCCATGCCATTATGCAATCTGCGGATATAGTTGTCAAGGAGGAAATCATGCTGCAACGTTGGAAAATCCTGGCTAGGGATATGGTGTCCGGCGTCACAAAGAGCCTCATCGTGACGGCCAACACGCTGCGCGCCGCCGAGATGTGCGTCCTGCTGAACTTCCCTCCAAGCAGGCCGGTGCAGCTCTTGGCCATCGAGCCTATCTGGTAAGGGCTTCCATCCCCCTGGTTCGCTCTTCGGCCATCTGAAGTCGAAAGCCTATCCAGCGCATCACGTTGGCCGCCATGCTGTTCCCCAACAAACGGTATCGCTGCGTGTCCGACATTGGTTGGCCGCGCGGGTCCGGCACCAGCGTCCAGTCGTCCGGGAAACCCTGAAGGCGCTCGCATTCCCGCGGGGTCAACCGGCGCACCCTGAGCCTCTCTTGAACAGCCCACGTTCCCCCATCGGTATCAAGTGCTCCCGGAATGCTTCCGTGAACGGGGTCCATGCGGGCGTTGACCACGATGGGCGTCTGCCCTTCATCAACCGTGGTATTTATACCCTTGTGCATTCGGGCCGTAAGAGTGTTCGCTACTTCGATAATGGCGGTTTGCCCGTTGTCCGGCAAAGAGCTTCCCCACCTATTTGCGGACGCCGTAACGGTATTGGCCACCGGGGGGATAAGGGCCGTCGGAGCTTCATCTACCTGTCTTGCTCCGCCGCCGTCGCCACCTGTAGCAAGGCCAGTCTCAGGGCCTCCGGCAGCTTCTTCCCACGCTTCTCGGCGCGGCGGAGGATGCCCCGACAGGCTTTCGCACTCAAATAATACTTCTCCGGGACCGGCCCACCGTCCTCCAGAATGTCCGACAAGGAAGACACGACGCCGTCGCTGGGGCACTGCCCGGCAAAAGCCGTCCACTCGCACGTATTGAGCGTCCAACACTCTCCAGGCGAACCCATACCCGAGTTCAGCCAGCGCCCCGAGGAAGGCTCCAAACGCCCGTCCTCGGTCCGCCGACAGGACACCGGGGACGTTTTCCCAGACAACCCATCGGGGGCGATAACGTTCAACCACCGCAAGATAGGTGAGTGTGAGCTGCCCCCTTGGGTCGTCAAGAGCCTTTCGGAGGCCCGCGACGGAGAACGCCTGGCAGTTGTGAACGACGACCCCATCCGCGACATAGCTGTTATCCTCTTCGACTTCAAGGTTGAAAACAAGACCCATACCAGCCGGTGTAACGGAACGAACGCGCCCGAAAAGCAGCCATCCACGTCTGAACGCCGTTCTGGTTTCCGGTTGGTCTTTCCACCTGATATTCCAATATCTGCGGGATACTCCTGAACGCCCTTCGATACTCCAGGTGGAGGGGGCGGTTTCAGTGACCGACGGGGTCTTGCCCATCCCGCTAAGCAGCGTCACTAGCCCCACCTGAAGCCGCTTTGAGGTTGTGGTGATTTTATTTTCTCCTTTCGTGCCGTCCATCGCGTGCCACCCTGAAAGAAAAGCATTGCGCCATTCCATAGGAGCACCATACAACCAGCTCGGGATTGTCTTCTCGTGCGCCGCATGGCCGAAGTTTTCAACCATCCAGCGAGCTAACGCGCGCCCATGAACCATCACCCTGGTGGTCGTTCTCTCGGTAGTGACCGTCGCGGTCAGCCCGAGGCGGTCAAGCCTCTCGGCGATCCGTTTCGCTTTTACGGGGTTGACCCCATAGATAACGGAGCCACGGCGCTCGTTTATGCGCACCCAACCGTCTCCGATATAGGCTCCGGCAAGCCACATCAAATCCCGGCACAGGGGCACAATCACGGATTCACGTCCTTG